AACCACTTCGGTATATACGAATGCATAAGGTCTTTCCCCGCCTTAATGGCACCCAAGGGGTCGGACGGGAGTTTTATCGCGTTCAATATCATCTTTCCAGGGTCGCCACCTATGCCTTTGAATGGCACTTTGTATGCTCCGCACAACAAGCCATGTGTGTAGTGTGTCACCATCATCACCTTAAGACCCTCGTCCAACATCTCTCTTGCATACCTCAAACACGGTTCAACATCCCCTCTAGATCCTATGACTATCCAATAGATTGGTTTCAGACTGGTCTTGTCACTCTCCCCCTCACGTGGCAAGCACCTCCAGATCCGCTTCTGCTCGGAAGGTCTCACTCTGTCTTCCCACTTACAGGACTCCGTTTCCTTCCCTAAAGGTGTGTCTTGCGGCGGGATCATATTCTTCAATATTGGTGCAATTTTCTTCACTGTTTCACCAGCCGAATGCATTACGTTTGAATTCCATTCAGCTAGTTGATTGCTCACGTAATCAAAGGCAGTCAAGACCGGCCCTCGGAAGTTCCAGAGCTCACTTTCTTCTTCGTGACATGTCTGCGTCACTTGACCTTCCGAGTGATAAATCACTAGCTTCTGGTGATTGTCTACTCTTTCTATCTTACACTTCCGGCACACTTTCTGAAAGTGCGACAATACTGCCTGAGCTGTTGGCATGTCTTTGCACGCTTTAATCAAGCTGTCGTACAACTGCTGCGTGGCCACTGGCACGTTGACTGCACTCATTAAGGAGCTATACGTGGCCAGGACGGTATCTTTCAACTTGGCGAGGGTTCTCTCAATCATTTGTTGACCTTTGACTGTTTCTCCGCTCTTCAGAGAACACCATTTTAACATGGTGTCCATACCTTCACCTATCTTCTTTCCTTCGTAGTATGCGCACACTGCTGTGTTCAATGCGACGTCTTGGTCTATCTTGTACTGTTGCCATGTGCCTCTGTCGGAATAATATGTGGCGTTCAGCAACGTTCTAGCATACTGTATAATGTCATCATATGTCGTTTCTTCTCTCAAAGCTTTAAGTGATAGTGATCTGAACATCTTCTCATCCACTACTAGCTCTACTGTGCTGACCAGTTCTTCAGTTTCCAGTGCTGATACCAGATTCTCTGCAAACATTGGCAGTCTGTAAGTTAGTAGTTTGTTCGACATATAGATGTCTTGGTTGCAACAATAGCTGGTGAAGCTTGATCCAGGTGTTGCTTTCACCATATATATCTCGTACACGTTGTGCCCCAGTATGCAAGTGCTTTTCTGGGCCCAAACGGTATATGTGTCACCTTTAACCTCTCTATTTTTACACTGTCCACAACTCAACCAATCGAACAGT